CTAGATGAAATCTTTGACGGATCGCTTGACCAGTCTGGTTCTTCTGATCTTGGTTGGATCTTACGTAATTTCGATGATAGCACTAATGTATTTGTGATCTCTCATAAAGAATCTATGAGTGATAAGTTTGATCGTACCCTTATAGTAGAAAAACCAAAGAACTACAGTACTGTATCTGAATACTAGTGTGCCAGTTAACAAACTGGTAGTAGGGTGGTTTACTTCATGGTGTTATGGTGTAATATAGGTATATCAAACAAAGAGAAGCATGACCCTACAAAACGAAATCAAAGGTAACCTTGCTAGATTGCTTGCTACTGAGAATCTTATTGTAGAGCATCGTGCAGACATTTCAACAGCATCATTTGATGTACAGAGAAGAGTCCTTCAGTTACCTAAGTGGGATCTTGCTAGTAACACTGTATATGATATGCTAGTAGGTCACGAGGTTGGACATGCATTGTTCACACCTAATGAAGACCCATCAGAGTTTGGTGCTCCTATGGAATTCGTTAACGTCATCGAAGATGCACGTATCGAGAAGTTAATCAAACGTAAGTATGCTGGTCTACCAAAGATCTTTAACACTGCTTACAGAGAATTGAGTGACGATGATTTCTTTGGTATCGAAGGTGAAGAGTTAGACCAGTTAACATTGATTGATCGTATCAATCTTCACTGTAAGGTTGGTGCTTATGCAATGATTCCTTTTGCAGAAGATGAAGTTGTATTCGTCAAACGTACTGAATCAGCAGAAACATTTGAAGAAGTACTTGAAATTGCTAAGGATGTATATGGTGAGCAGAAAAGACAGAAAGAAAGTTTAGGCAAAGCAGAGCAAGGTCAAGAAGGATCAGGAACAGGATCACAAGATCACAGCGAAAATTCTACTTCAGCAGAACAAGAAACTGAAAGCAGTGAAGGTGGAGAAGACGGTGACCAAAGTGATGAAGGTGGTTTCAAAATATCTCAGCAACCTTCTGCTGATAATGGTGATACTACTGGTGGTATGGGTGGACAATCTTACGATGATGATGAGGTTAGAACTCAGCAAGCATTTGATGAGCAAACTGAAAGTTTAAGTCGTAAGGATTATCATGGAAGACCTAACCAGTATGTTGAGTTACCTAAGAAATTAGATATCAATAAGATCACTGTTGACTGGACAGAAATCCATGACTGGATTGATCAAAGACGTGAAGCATACATTGAAGATCAAAGAGAGTATATTGAGAAGTATTATGTTGGAGAGACTACTGGTTTCGATCAAGCAAAAACTGAGTACCAGAAGTTTCGTAAGCAATCTCAGAAAGAAGTTAACTATCTTGTAAAAGAGTTCGAGATGAAGAAATCTGCTGACTCTTATGCTCGTGCTGCTACTGCTAGAACTGGAGTATTAGACACAGCAAAATTACACACTTACAAGTACAACGAAGACCTTTTCAAAAAGGTAACAGTTCTACCTGATGGTAAGAATCATGGATTAATCTTTGTATTAGATTGGTCTGGATCTATGTCTCATTGCATACATTCAACTGTTAAGCAACTTCTTAACTTGACTTCATTCTGTAAGAAAGTTCAGATTCCATTTGAAGTATATGCTTTCACAAATGAGTGGAAGATAGTCAATAGAATCAAGAACAATCAAACAGATGATTCATACAGTTCTGGTTGGTACTACGGTAGTAGAGACTATGCTAATGCTGTAGAAGGAGAACTATTTGTTGATCCAGATGAGTTCAACATGCTTAACCTAATTTCATCACGTAGCAATGCACGTGACTATGAGAGACAGTGTTTGAATGTTTGGTACGAGTCTTTTCAATATGAGTGTCGTACATTCTACAGACCTACAGAAGGTTTGCAGTTATCTGGAACTCCATTGAATGAAGCAATCATTAGTTTGAACTACATGATACCTCAGTTCAAGAAAGATAATGATCTTCAGAAAGTTAATGTAGTTATCTTATCTGATGGTGATAGCACATATGCTCAATATGCTAAGAAGGTAATGAATCATCTAGATGAAGATGAAAAACTACGTGTTGTTTCAGTTGGTGAGTATTGTGTACTAAGAGATCGTAAGACTGGAAGAGTATATCCTCAATTCTTATCTTCTTATGTTCACGTTACTAACACCTTGATCAAACAAGTAAGAGATAGGTTCCCAGAAGTAAACATCATTGGAATCAGATTATGTAAAGGTGGCGAACTATCAAGTTTCGTATCTCGCTATGCTGATTCTACTAAGTACGATGATGTACAACAGCAGTGGAAGAAACATAAGTCTGCAATCATTCCTGATGCTGTAGCTTATTCTGCACTGTATGCTTTAAGGTTAGAATCTTTAGATGAAGAGACTGAGTTTGAAGTTGCATCTGATGCATCTAAAGGACAAATTACCAGAGCATTCAAAAAGATGCTTAAGAGCAAGTCCACCAACAAAAAAGTACTAAGTGCTTTCGCCGAGATGGTCAGTTAACAAACTGACCACTCATGGTACACAAACGTTACCACATCCCTTATACTTATATCATACACAAGAAATCCAATGCCTTTCCAAGCAACATTTACAAACGAAGATCTAAGCGACTTCTTCTCAGGAAAATCTGAGATTGATTCATCTGACGTAAAAGCTGCTGCTAACCATTTTAAAGTACAGGTTCAGAGTCTAACTAAGCGTCTTAACAAACTACCTAACTTCCAGAAAGTTTCTAGAGGTAGATGGAATCTAACCATAGCAGAGAAACTAGAGAGAGTCTATGAAGGACTACCAGCAGTGCCTACAGTAGAACAAGATCTTGTACCTCAAAAAGATCCTAACTACGTACCATTTGGTAACTTCTCTGACGTTAAGAGAATTATCAATTCCAACATGTTCTATCCAACTTTCGTTACTGGTCTATCTGGTAACGGTAAGACACTTAGTGTAGAGCAAGCATGTGCTCAACTAGGACGTGAACTTATTCGTGTAAACATTACTATTGAAACTGATGAAGACGATCTTGTGGGTGGGTTTCGCCTTGTTGATGGGGCAACTGTTTGGCATAACGGACCTGTCGTTGAAGCACTTGAACGAGGAGCAATCTTGTTACTCGATGAGGTTGACTTGGCTAGTAACAAAATCCTATGCCTCCAATCCATACTTGAAGGTAAAGGGGTGTTCCTCAAAAAAATCGGTAAAGTGGTCAGACCTGCGATAGGATTCAATGTAATCGCAACTGCTAACACTAAAGGTAAAGGTTCTGACGATGGTAGATTCATCGGTACTAACGTATTGAACGAAGCATTCTTAGAAAGATTTGCTTTGACCTTCGAGCAAGAATATCCTACTCCTAAGACTGAGCAGAGAATCCTTGAGAAGGTTGCTGCTAACCTAGGTGTACTTGACGAGAAGTTTTGTGAGAATTTAGCACAGTGGTCAGACATCATTCGTAGAACATTTAAGGATGGTGGTATCGATGAGATCATTTCGACTCGTAGACTTGTACACATTATTCGTGCCTTTGCAATCTGGAATGATCGCATGAAAGCAATCAAGGTATGTGTAAATAGATTTGATGAAGAGACTAAGCAATCCTTCATTGACCTATATGATAAGATTGATGCAGATGTAGAAACTACTGAGGAGGTATCATGAATATTATTTTAGAAAGATTTCCATATCGTTATGTTGAAGACGGTATTATTGAATTGAATGGTAAACCAGACTATCGTATTCAAAAGTTCAATGAGTATACTAGAAGGTACAATGATATGTACTATCTGGATAGTTCTATTCAATTAGATCTCGCTCTTGAGGATGCTGAATACACTAAATGGTTAGACCCTGCTGGTGTACCATGTTACGTCAAAGATGAGGCACGACACTATGAGTAAGAACGGTTACTTGGGTCATATAGCAACCCTTAAAGATGGTAGATCAGGTAAGATCCTAGAAGGAGTTGGTTCTCCTTCTAGTCCTAAACATGAAATTATTTTGGAATCTCTTGACGGATCGACCATAAGATGTTATCATTATGATATACGATACGTATGGAACCCTTGAAATATAATGAGAACGAGATCTTGAAAGAGGTCTCAGACTATATCAGTGGAACTTACAGGGGTCACTACTCCTCAAACAATGTTCAGACATTGGACTTGATTGATTCAGTAGGTGACGCAGAAGCATTCTGTAGGTCTAATATTTTGAAATATGCTTCACGGTACGATAGGAAGGGTACAGCACGTAAGGACATCATTAAGATTATCCACTATGCTGTATTGCTATGTCACTTCAATGATAAACAAGCTGCAGCAAATGCTGCCCAGACTGGAGACACCGCATTCACCGTAGATTATGACAAGTAAATGAGTACAGTAAAATTATCACAGTCAACGCAAAGAATTCTATCAAACTTTGCTACTATTAATGCATCTATAAGATTTAAGAAAGGTAATGTAATCAAGACGGTTTCTAATGCAGAAAATATTCTTGCTCAATATGAATGTGAAGAATTCTGGCCACAGGATTTTGCTATCTATGATCTGAGTCAGTTTCTAGGTGCTGTTCAAACAATGACTCTTAACGATCAACCTACGTTAGAGTTTTTGAATGATGACTACGTTGTTATTCGTTCTGCTTCTGGTTCTAGTCACATTAGATATTATTATAGTGATCCTGAAATAACATTAAAGGCAGCACCAGAGACGGATCTGAATCTTCCTACCAGTAGTATTCAGTTTGATCTGCCTTGGGACACACTATACCAAATGATGCAGTGTTCTGGTAACTTAGGTTTACAGGACATTAAGTTTATTAGTGATGGTAAAGATTCATTCATTAATATGTGTGATGCAGAGAATGATACTAGCAACTCTGCTAAGTTTATTCCACCTAACAATGAATGTGATGGTGATCATGAACTGAAGATGAAGATGGAGAATCTCTTAATCTATAAGAAGAATGCTTCTTACAGAGTTAGGATATCAGATCAGTTTATATCTGAATGGGTTGTAACACATTGTGTTATGCCCGATGGATCAACAAACCCAAATCTCAAGTACTACGTAGCACTGGAGCCTAATGCATGAGCAACGATTTCCTATGGGTAGAAAAATATAGACCAAAGACTGTTGATGATTGTATTCTTCCTGAGCAAACTAAGAAGGCATTTCTTGGATTTGTTAAGCAAGGTGAGATACCAAATCTTTTATTATCTGGATCTGCTGGTGTTGGTAAGACAACAGTAGCAAAAGCATTATGTGAAGAACTAGGTGCATCTTACATTTTAATTAATGGTTCTGATGAAGGAAGGTATCTTGATACTATAAGAACCAGAGTACATAACTTTGCTACAACAGTTTCATTGACCTCTACAAAGACTCACAAGGTGGTCATACTGGATGAGGCAGACAATATGACTGATGATGTCCAGAAGATCCTTAGAGCAGCAATAGAAGCATATCATAATAATTGTAGATTTATTTTTACATGTAATTATTTGAATCGAATCATCGATCCTTTACATTCTAGATGTACTGTGGTTGATTTTAGAATCAATCATTCAGAGAAACAAGCACTTAGTGCTGAGATGTTTAATAGACTTAGAAAGATCCTAAAGGATGAGAATGTTGAGCATCAAGATAAGGTTGTTGCTAAACTTATTAATAGATACTATCCAGACTGGAGAAGATTACTTAACGAGACACAGAGACATGCTGCTAGGGGTAAGGTAGAATCAGATATTCTAGTAGAGATTAGTGATGTTAAAGCAGATGATCTTATAAGGGCAATGAAGGGACGTGATTATAAAACTGTAAAGGAGTGGGTTAATCAACATATGGATCATGACCCATATCAGGTCATTCGTAGGATCTATGATGTTATCCATGTACATGCTACTGGTAGATCGATCCCAAATATCGTAGTTATTATTGCGAAGTATCAGTATCAAATTCAATTTGTTGCTGACCAAGAGATTAATACTCTCGCTTGTTTAGTTGAAATTATGACTGGAGTGGAGTGGAAACCATGATACCAAACGATCATTTACTATGGTTACTAAAAGAGAAGTGCTACAAGAAGGGTAAGTTTACTTTGTCTTCTGGTAGAGAAACAGATCATTATGTTAACTGTAAGAACGTAACTTTATCTGGTGATGGACTATACAATGTAGCATCATCTATGTTAGATTTTATAGATGCAGATGTAAAGGCAGTAGCAGGTTTAACACTTGGTGCTGATCCTCTTGTATCTGGTGTTGCTATGCATTCTTATCAAGCATGGAAACCATTAGATGCTTTGATAGTTCGTAAGGAACCTAAAGGGCATGGTACAGCATCACAGATAGAAGGTCCGATACCAAAAGAAAAATCTAAAGTTGTTGTCCTAGAAGATGTAGTTACTACTGGTGCATCTGCTGTTAAGGCAGTAGAAGTATTACGTGATGCAGGTTTGACTGTAGATCGTGTAGTTACTATAGTTGATAGACAAGTAGATGGAGAAGCAGATGCTACTATGTGTTCTGCTGAATTAGAACTGTGTAGTTTGTTCACGTTACATGATTTAGTATATGCCTAGCACAATCAAATCACTGAAGACACCTCTGCGATATCCAGGTGGTAAGTCTAGAGCAGTATCTAAACTGTTTCAGTTTATTCCTGACCTTAAAGGTGTGAAGGAGTATAGAGAACCATTCTTGGGTGGTGGATCTGTAGCATTAGAAATTACAAAAAGATATCCTAATATAGATGTGTGGGTTAATGATCTATACGAACCTCTGTATAATTTCTGGTCTGAATTGCAACATAGTGGACATCAACTTCAAGGAGAAATTGAAGGTTTAAAAAATGTTCACTGTAATCAGGACTCAGCAAGATGTTTATTTTTAGAAATGAAGGATGTTATTAATGACGAAGAAAAATCTAACTTTGATCGTGCCATCGCTTTTTATATCGTTAATAAGTGTAGCTTCAGTGGTCTCACTGAGTCTTCATCATTTTCTCCACAAGCATCAGACTCAAACTTCTCCCTCAATGGAATCCGTAAACTCCACGAGTACTCAGACCTCATTCAAGACTGGACAATAACAAATCTTTCTTATGAGAGAATGCTAACAGATGACTGGGACAATAGAGGATTCTTTACATATATGGATCCACCATACGATATCAAAGACAATCTCTATGGTAGAAAAGGTAGTATGCATAAGGGATTTGATCATGATCAGTTTGCAGAAGAGTTGGACAAGTGGACTTCCCCTATGTTAATATCATATAACAGTTCTCAACTTGTAAAGGATCGTTTTAAGGAGTGGACAGTTGGGGAATTTGCACATACATATACTATGAGGAGCGTGGGATGTTATAATACAGATCAGGCATCCAGAAAGGAGTTAGTACTAACAAACTATGAAGTGCGAAGTTAAACTATTTGTAGCAGGTTCACAGTACGTAGAGACTGTGATTGCTAGAAACTACGAGGAGGCAAGGAAAGTAGCTCTTGCTAGAAACCCTCATGCTAGAGTCATCTCAGTTACAGCAACCTTTAAATAAATGCCTGAAGTTATTATTACAGAAGAACAAGAACCTTTATCTGTTGTTGTTCCGATTGACGACATGAGAGACATTGTACAACAATTGTGGAAGTCTCGTAACACAGAAACAAAATGTGGCGAATTATACCATAAGTATAAGGAGTTAATCACATGGGAAAAATGCGATTAGGAATAATGTGTTCTGGTAACGGAACCAACTTCGAGAACATTGTTCGATACCCTCAGATGAAACACGAGGTTGTGTTAATGATACACAACACTAAACACTGTGGTGCTATAGAAAAATCAGCAAAGTTTGGAATACCTCACTGTAGAATAGCACATAAAGATGAAGATCAAATGATCAAACTCTTTAAAGCATGGAGAGTTGATCTTATAGTCTTAGCAGGTTACATGAGAGTCCTTAAGAATCCAGCAGACTTTCCTTGCCCCATTATAAATGTACATCCATCACTACTTCCTAAGTATAAGGGTTTACATGCAGTAGAACAAGCATTAGAATCAGGTGATAAAGAGTCTGGATGCACTGTCCATTATGTAAATGAAGAACTTGACGGTGGTACTATAATAGATCAATCAAGAGTTCCTATATGTCCTGATGATACTGTAGAGACATTACAACATCGTATTCAACGAGCAGAATATAGACTGCTTCCTATCGTAATTAATAATTTAGCACATGAGCAAACCAAAACTGAGAGACTGGCTTTACAGTATTAATCAATCAAAGAAAAACTTGATGGTTGAAGACCCAAGTTGTGAGAAGTCATATCCAGTGTGGATAGTAAATAAATGCCTATCATCTTTCTATGATACTGTGTTCTATGCTGCTGAAATGAACAAGTATCCTAATCTACCATCACGTTTACAATACGATTTTTATATAAATAGTCTGAGACCTAGAAAGAGATTTTCTCCTTGGTCTAAGAAAGAGTCGATTGATTATCTTGAAGATGTTCAAGAGTATTATGGTTATAGTTATACCAAAGCTCTAGAAGCAATCAGGATTCTCCCTAAAACCGACCTTGAAAAAATAAGAAAATTATTGTACAAAGGTGGAACATAATGAATGGTGAGACAGAAGTATCATGGAAACAATCTGACATGGTAGAGGTGGTTCTTAAGGAACCCGATGACTTCTTAAAGGTACGAGAGACCTTAACAAGAATAGGTGTAGCTTCTAGAAAAGAAAAGAAGATATATCAATCTTGTCATATCTTGCATAAGCAAGGAAAGTATTACATAGTTCATTTCAAAGAACTCTTCGCACTTGATGGTAAACATACTAACATCACAGAGAATGATGTGCAAAGAAGGAATCGTATTTCACAACTGTTAGCAGACTGGGGATTAGTCAGTGTTGTTGATTTTGATTCACTAGGAGAACTAGCACCACTAAATCAAATTAAAGTTATATCTTTTAAAGATAAAGCAAACTGGACATTAGAATCCAAGTACAATATAGGTAAAAAGAAACCTCAGTAGTAGCACCCGAACTCTTTACTTCGGTTAGCACCACTGGGTTTTTTGTGTCTTCGTGTATAATTAGTAGTGTGATGCCTTCGGGGTCACAGTAAACTAAGTCGCTCAAGGAGGACTCCATGACATTTTTTGAACAATACTCACCATTTTCAATGGGATTAGATGATACATTCCACAGACTCGAAGCTCTATCAGGAGCATCAATCAATTATCCACCTTACAACATTGTTCGGGGATCTGATAATGGAACCCTATTGGAAATTGCTCTTGCTGGATTTTCAAGAGAAGATATCGAAGTAACAACAGAACAAAACATCCTAACTGTTAAAGCATCTAGTGAAGAGGATGATAGAACCTATAGTCACAAAGGGATAGCAACAAGATCTTTTAATAGAAGTTGGCAACTAGGTGATTCCATTGAAGTAGATGGAGTTGACTATAAGGATGGTCTTTTGACTGTAAGTCTCAACAAGGTACTACCAGAACATCAGCAGAAGAAATTCTGGTTTGGTACTGAAGCACAAAGAGAGAAACTAGAAGCAAAAGTCTAGTCCACATAACAAACTGCACATGGGAGCTTGACTTTTGTCGGGTTCCCTTTTATAATGTCTGTATGGTGAAACATTTATGAGTATCAAACTTGTAACCCTCTTCGATGGCGAGAGGATAGTTACTGATCTATATGAGACTAGGTTCAAGCATCGACCTGATGTGGTCTGTGGGTATGTTATACGTAATCCACAACTCGTTTCTATGACGAGATCCTTGCCTTCTCAGATGGTTGAGCAGACTAATGAACCAGAGTTTAGAGTTGTATTCACACCTTGGAATCCATTTGCTAAGGTTCAACAGTTCAAACTAAATCCTAATTGCATTATCAGCGTTAGTGATGTTAGGGAGGATGTTGAGAAGATATTTCGTGAAGAATTCTACCAAGAGGAAAAACATGAATTTGATTCAGAAACACTAGAATTATTATACTATGACGATCCAAGTATGCAAAATGAAGTACAGCAATGAATATATCATTGCCGACATTAGTGAAGTTTTTGCAAATGAAGAAGCTAAAGCAGATGGTGAACGTCCAGTTTGCCTATCCTTTGAGAATCCATATTCTCTTCAAGTGGTCAACGAGACTGAAGGTGGATATAACGTTACCTTTAAGAAGTTCAATCCATTTTCAGATGATAGACGATACAATGTGGGTTTTGATTTAGTTGCTATGATTAACAATTGCAAGGCAGCAGTTGTTGATGCTTACCAGCAAAAGGTAACACTTGATACTACACCACCAGAAGAATCTAATGAAGAAACTACTACGACTGAATAATGAACCTTGGATCCTTGCTGATGTGCAAGAGATACCAGATGCAGAAATCGGTCAACCCGATTGTATTCTAGAGGATCCTATTACCTTAGACGGTAAGAGGTGGCCACTACATTCAGCAGATTATCAATTAGTTGTTAGATCTACTGATGTAATAGTGATGGTCAATCCAACAGATGAAGCATTAAATACAGCAGAGGCAAAAGAACTACTGACCGAGGAATGAAATTTTACACGAACGTAGAACAAGCAGGTAACCAGATATACGTCAGAGGATATGAGGGTGGTGTAGCATTTAAGGATAGGGTTCCATTTAACCCTACTTTATATCTACCCACCCCTAACTATTCTGATTGGAAAACTCTTGAAGGTGTATGTGTTGCCCCCATGAAACAGGGGTCAATCAATGGTGCTAAAGATATTGTTCGACAGTATCGTGAACGTGGGAAAGATGTATATGGTAACACCAGATACCTATACCAATATATTGCTGACGAATATCCAGATGATCAAATCAAATTTGATCCTAAGTCTATCAGGGTATTTAATATTGATATCGAGACTGCTGCTGAGAATGGATTCCCCGATATAGAATCAGCAGATCAGGCGATACTAGCAATTAGTCTTAAGGATTCTCATACTAATAGGATCACAGTGTTTGGTTCCAAGGCATTCAACAATAAGGATGATCAAGTAGATTACATGCACTTTGCTTCTGAGCAAGCAATGCTTAAGGCATTCTTGGATTATTGGATGAAGAACTATCCCGATGTTATTACAGGTTGGAACGTACAGTTATTTGATATACCATACATTGTTAATCGTTTTAACAGGGTACTAGGTGAGAAGTTTACTCGTTATCTTAGTCCTTGGAGATTAATTTCTACACGTGAAATTTATATCAAAGGTCGTAAGCAAATTGCTTGTGACTTACGTGGTATATCAACACTAGATTATCTAGAACTATATCGTAAGTTTACATACACCAATCAAGAATCATATCGTCTAGATCACATTGCATTTGTTGAACTAAATGAGCGTAAGTTAGATCACTCAGAGTTTGATACGTTTAAAGAGTTCTATGATAATGACTGGCAGAAGTTTATTGAGTATAACATCCATGACGTTAGGTTGGTAGATCAACTTGACGACAAGATGAAACTGATAGATCTTGCATACACCATGGCTTATGATGCTAAGGTAAACTATGAGGATATTTTCTCACAAGTTCGTATGTGGGACAATTACATATATGTTGAACTACTTAAAAGGAAGATAGCAATTCCTCCTAAGAAAGAAAGTGCTACTAAGTCTGAAAAATACGCAGGTGCTTATGTTAAAGAACCGAAACCAGGACGCTATGATTGGGTGGTTAATTTTGACCTCAATAGTCTGTATCCTCATCTTATCATGCAGTACAATATTTCCCCAGAGACCATCAGGGAGACTAGACATCCCCATACGAGCGTTGAAGGGATCTTAAAAAAGGAGGTAGAAATAGATGGAACTTATGCAGTTTGTGCGAATGGAGCACAATACAGGAAGGATGTGCGTGGGTTCTTGCCTGAACTTATGGATAAGATGTACAACGAAAGAGTCATCTTTAAGAAGAAGATGCTTGAAGCAAAGCAACAGTATGAAAAGAATCCATGTATTGAACTCACTAAAGAGATCTCCAGATGTAACAACATACAAATGGCGAAGAAGATATCTCTTAACTCTGCTTATGGTGCTATCGGCAATGAGCACTTCAGGTACTATAAGCTTGCTAATGCAGAAGCCATCACTCTTTCTGGGCAGGTATCTATTCGCTGGATAGAGAACAAGATTAATGTTTATCTAAATAAACTACTCGCTACAGAAAAGGTTGATTACGTAATTGCATCTGACACTGACTCAATATATCTTAATCTCGGACCTCTTGTTGATAAATTTTTTGCTTCTAAGTCTGATAATAAGATTAAGATTGTGGAACTCTTGGACAAGATCTGCAAAGATCAACTCGAACCGTTTATCGAGAAGTCTTATCAGGAACTGGCTTCGTATGTTTCGGCATATGAACAGAAGATGATCATGAAGCGAGAGAACATCGCTGACCGTGGAATATGGACTGCTAAGAAGCGATACATATTAAACGTGTGGGACTCAGAAGGAGTCCGTTACAAAGAACCCAAGATGAAAATCATGGGACTAGAGACTGCAAGGTCTTCGACACCTCAATACTTTAGGGACAAATTATATGCAGCTTTTAAGATCATTATCGGCGAAACAAATGATGAGCTTATCTCATTTGTCAATGGTGTCCGAGCAGAGACAAAGAACCGACCTTACGAAGAGATTGCATTTCCAAGGGGGTGCAACGGTCTCGGTAAATATCACTCAAGGACAAACATCTATAGCAAAGGAACCCCAATCCATGTAAGGGGTGCATTGTTATACAACTATTATGTAACACACAATAAGATTTCTAACAAGTATCCCTTAATTCAAGAGGGAGAGAAAATTAAGTTTATATATCTCAAAACACCAAATCCTATGAGGGAAGATTGTATATCCTTCTTCAGTCAGATCCCAAAGGAGTTTAAGGTAGAGAAGTACATTGATCACAAGAAACAATTTGATAAGAGTTTCTTGAAACCATTAGAAAACGTGCTCGAATGTATCGGGTGGCAAAGTAAGAAGGTAGTAACCATAGGGAGATTCCTATCATGAGTAAGACAGTCTGGACAGTCACATACCAAGACGACCAAGTTGAAGCACTTGCTTCAGATCAGATAAAAGTTTTTGAAGAAAAAGAAACAGCAGATGCTTATGCTAAGCTGTTGTCAAAAGACCATAACTATGTTAGAATATACGAAAGTGAGGTAACTGATGCATGGGTTTCTTAGATACAGTAATTAAAGAGAGTGGTAATGAATTTGCAAGTAGAGTCTCTGACGGAGTGGCTGCAGGGGATACATCCACATTTGTGGATACTGGCTCTCATATTTTTAACGCTGTCGTTAGTGGTTCTCTATTTGGAGGCATCCCTTCAAATAAAGTCACAGCACTCGCTGGAGAATCGTCAACAGGAAAGACTTTCTTTGCCCTTAGCATTGTACGTAACTTTCTTAATCAGCATAGCAACGGTGGCGTTATTTATTTTGAGTCTGAGTCTGCTCTCAGCAAGGACATCGTTGAGACTAGAGGAATTGACTCAACTCGCATGGTAATGTTTCCTGTTGCTACGATAGAAGATTTTAGAACACAGGCAAGTAGGATTCTTGATAAGTATTTGAAAGAACCAAAAGAAGAACGTGTACCTATGATGTTCGTTCTTGATTCTCTTGGTATGCTTAGTACATCAAAAGAGATGGAAGACGTTGCTAACGATAAACAGGTCAGGGACATGACCAAATCACAGTTGATCAAGGGTGCATTCAGAGTATTGACTTTGAAACTAGGACAGGCACAAGTTCCTATGCTTGTTACGAATCACACATATGATGTGATTGGATCCTATGTGCCAATGAAAGAAATGGGTGGTGGTGCTGGACTAAAGTATGCAGCATCTACTATAATATATTTGAGTAAATCCAAAGAGAAAGAAGGCACAGACTTAGTGGGTAACATCATTAAGTGTGAAGCAAAGAAATCTCGACTATCCAAAGAGGGTGCTAAAGTTGCAACTAGATTATACTTTGATGAACGTGGACTGGACAAGTACTATGGACTCATTGAACTTGGTGAGAAGTACAACATCTTTAAGAGGGTGGGAAACCGTATCGCCATTGGTGGTAGTAATGTTTACCCTAAGTCTATACTCAGTGATCCTGAAAAATACTTCACAGACGAAGTAATGGCTAAGTTGGAAGAAGCAGCAAGAACGGAGTACAGTTATGGCAACTGAAAGGATAGAAGATACTATCCTTCGGAATCTATTATGTAGTGAACAGTATTATCGAAAGGTAATACCACATCTTGATGGTGAATACTTTCAAGATCCAGTAGAGAAAATAATATTTGAAGAGATCTTAGATTTCTCTGGTAAGTATGATAAAGTACCTACCAAAGAAGTTCTTAGAATTAATATTTCTAACAGAAATGATATCACAGAAGAGATTCACAAGCAGTCATCTGTAAAGTTAGATATACTTAATGATGATCACATTGACTTTGATTGGTTGGTTGATTCAACTGAGAAGTGGTGTCAAGATAGAGCAATCTATAATGCACTACTAAAGTCAGTTAATATTGCCGATGGTAATGATGATAAGTTATCTAAAGATGCTATCCCCACCATCTTACAAGAAGCACTAGGTGTTTCATTTGATGAACACATAGGACATGATTATATTGAGTCTGCTGACGATAGATATGAATTCTATCATAGAGAAGAGGAGAAGATACCATTTGACTTAGAGAAGTTTAATTACATCACTAAGGGTGGTCTTCCTAATAAAACTCTCAACATAGCACTAGCAGGTACAGGTGTTGGTAAGTCACTATTCATGTGTCACATGGCTAGTGCTACTTTAATGCAAGGTAAGAATGTTCTTTACCTTACAATGGAGATGTCTGAAGAAAAGATCGCTGAACGTATTGATGCTAATTGTATGAACATTAACATCAAGGATATAGTTGATCTACCACAACTCATGTTCAAATCTAAGATATCTGAGATAGACAAGAAGACCAAAGGTAAGATTGTTATCAAAGAATATCCTACTGCATCTGCACATGCTGGACACTTCAGGGCATTGCTTAGTGAATTGAAGTTGAAAAAATCCTTCATACCTGATATAATATTTGTAGACTACCTTAACATCTGTGCTAGTTCCAGATACAAAGGACACATCGTTAATTCTTATACCTATGTTAAAGCGATTGCAGAAGAGCTTCGGGGTCTTGCTGTCGAAAGTAACCTACCGATTGTTAGTGCTACTCAAACTACTCGTGCTGGTTTTGGGTCTAGTGAGCCTGAGCTTACTGACACTTCAGAATCCTTTGGACTCCCTGCTACTGCTGACCTTATGTTCGCTCTCATTTCTAGCGAGGAACTGGAATCCGAGGGCAGAATAAAGATCAAACAACTTAAGAATAGATACAATGATCCTACTGGATTAAATAAGTCTTTCAAGATAGGTATAGATAGAGCAAAGATGAAGCTATTTGATGTAGCAGATTCTGAATCTAATCTAGAAACACCTGAAGAAGATACTTCTAGTGCATCTTTATATGATGCCTATGATGTTATAAAACAAAACCAAGACCGCCTTAGTAAATTTACTGAATGGAATGTTTAAACACGGAGACATTGTTGAGTTCCAAGGACAAAGAGGGTTCGTTAACTTCTTTGATAAACATAGTCCCTACTTCACATTGTGCGTGAGACAATGGGAAGATCCAGGTAAAATGCATGGCGTAAGTCAATGCAACCTTCTAGTCTATAGACACTATTGGAAGGACGTTAAAATGATAGAACCAGCACCAGTTGCTGATACATATCACTCACAAGAACATCGTTATTCAGATCCACAATGACACAATCAGTTGATTATGATAAGTACCTTCAGTTTGTTGATGGTACAACAAGCAACCCATCTAAGAATACAGATGAGTTCATTAAAAGAATTAAAGACTTAGAATCTAAGGGTGTTGATATCCCTAGACTTCTTACTGCTGCTGTTGGTATTAGTGCAGAAGGTGGAGAGTTTACAGAGATAGTAAAGAAGATTGCCTTTCAGGGTAAAGAACTTACTGAAGATACTAAGACCCATATGGTCAAAGAATT